AGCCTTGTATATATTAGTACCGCCAAAGTTGAGAAATGCTCCAGGAGTGGTAGCACTAGGAATGTCCGTAGGACCTGATATAATGTTGACATTGTGTCCTGCCTTTCTAAGTAGACTAGGCACATGAGACTTCCACTGTCCCGTGTACCTAGTTTCCACGCTTTCCAGGTCAACTAGAAAGACGTTCGCCATTTATTGTTCCTGACGAGCGCGGGATTCACGACGAGCTTTGCGCTCGAGGTATTCTTGCTCTTGTTGAAACTTACGATAGTCGGGACTACGATAAAGATCCTTTTGATCATATTTGATCATATTGAACCGGCAGTAATCCAACCAGCGATCTAGATCATCAAAGATCCGAACCACTTCAGGTTTCAGTTTAAGAGTTTTTTGAATGTAACTTGGCTGTGCCATTTTGAGATACCTTATGATTAAGGGTTATTATGAAACATAAGGACAGCACCATTCTCGCCGTCCTCGCTTACGTCAATCGAGGTCTTACGACCAGGATATCTTGCAACAATGATGCTGTTTAATTCACGAGCAATCATTTCGCAGGATTTGTGGTTGAGCTCTAATGTACCATTGCTGTAGCACTTTTCAAGCCAACGTTTAAACTGGATAAATTCAATATCACGATCATCTTGGAAGACCTCGATAGAGACACGGAAGTGAAAAATATGACGATGAGGAGTCCCAAGGAAACTGACATCATATTCATCACCTGTAGCAAGTTTTGGATCTGTAGCCGCCGCCGGATACATATGAACGCCTTCTTTACGGAAGGTAACCCAAATCATTGATAGATCACTCATTATTAACCCTTAAGTTTTGGCTTTTTAGTTGGTTTTTGTTTAGAAGCATTTTTAGTAGCTTCTGATACTTGAGCTTGTGCTTCTGGAATTTTGTTAATTGCAAAATTATATTGCTCAATGATCTCTTTAAATGTTGTAGTAAGCACAACAACACTGGTTTTAAAAATGGCATGTGGCAATGATGCATCAGTAGTAACCATCAAAGGTACAAATCCAAATCCTTGTTCAGTTTGAATTAATCTAAATGGCTTATCTATCTCAATTTTATGTGCGTCTTCAGAAATAAATTTTCCGCATACTTCTTCTCCAGTTAGCAATTTCAAGCTAACAATTGTATCTTTATTAATCATTCTTCAGTTTTCCTTTTTGTAGTAGTTTTGGGTTTTTCAGGCAAATTGTCCTTCATCATATTATACATTTCCCACAGCTTCCAGTCAATGCTTTCTAGCAGTTTGAAAAGTTTTTCTTGTGGATCTTCTTTGGGAGTTCCTTTGGTAACTTTTGTATTAATCATATTTTTGTATCCTGTGTATATTGATCCCAATATGTATACGTGTCTTTGGACATGAGATCATGAAGTTGGTGTGTCCAAACACCTGGGTTAGATGCACCCCATGTGCGATCATCAATTTTGAGTGTGGCGTTATAATTGTAAAGTTTAACGTAGGGCAGTTTTACACTAATCATTGGGACAAATCTATCATTTTCGCACCAACCATCTTCGTGTACTTCTTCAGCATATTTTACATCAAAGTCTAATGTAACCCAATAACCTTCTTTTAGACATCCCATGATACGATTGTTCCAAGTTTTCCACTCATCATATCCTTGAGGATTAAAACTTTGACTAGTACCAAAGTAAATTTGTTTAATATCTACATCTCGATTTGCCTGTTGTAAAATCTCTTCCAGTGGAGGAGTACCAACAACAAACAATGTTTTCATACCATAACAAACAGTATGCTCAACTTCGTAACCTGTAAAATACACGACGGTTTGTCGTTCTTCAGTGTTTAATCCCATTTAATATAACCTCTGCTGTAATCGCTTGGACGGTCCAAACCATCCGCAAACGCTTGTTGCCACTCTGTACTACGATTGTAACACTTTGTCCAAAAATTGTCAACATTAATTCTACCCGTTTTAATCCAAAATTTAGCATCCAACATGCATTGATGGAATCCATCATTACGTGGACTTGGTCGAATTGTGGTACAGGCTTTCCAAAGTTGTGCTTGTGCTTCTTTATGACTAACTGCTTTGCCTACTGCATCAACAATTAGTGCATTATTATTTAGGCCAATATCTGTGCCTAGTTCATATTTTCCACTTAGATCAATTACCACATCATAACTATCATTGGTAGCAAGTAATAACTTGTTATCCCAAAGTTCTAAATTATGAGAACCTAACACATCAACGTCAAACTCTAATGCATTAATTTCTAATACTTGATATGCTACATATGCAAGAAATCCACTACCAATGATTAACAACTTTTTGCCAGCACCGCTACGCTTGGCAATTTCTTCCATTGGTTGATAAATTACATTAACTGCACACGCAACTGGTTCCAAAATATATTTAGGATTGGCTTCAGGAACTACTACAAATTCTTTATCACGTACATTATAGATGTCTGCGTATGCTGGTTCGCCACGTGTGGCCACATAGTCACCAAGTTTAACGTGTTTAACATTGGCACCAATTTCGAGGACTTGACCCAGCCCTTCGTGTCCTTGCATGTGGAGTGGCAGTGGACCAAAGTTTCCATCCATCATGTCAATGTCACTTCGACAAACACCGGTCATTAAACTACGAACACGGATTTCATTTTCACCTAATGGCGGAACTGTGTATTCAGTTTCTGTAAAGTAGCCATTACCTGTTGTTTGTAAAATTCTATTCATAGATTTTCTATTTGTTGGTGAATCCAAGTATCGTATTCGTATTGATTTTTCCAAAACTCGCTGTTATCAATATTATCTATAGCATCCGCTATCATACGTTGATATGCATCTTCTGGGCACAGACCCAATTGAAAAATTTCAACAGTATCGTCTTGCATACTAAAAATAATTTGCCGACAGTCAACGTTATCAGTGCGCCAGTTAGCAGACAAGTGCCACTTTTCAGTAAACGTAAAATGACATTCATCGTCAACATCATATACACCGTCTGCTTTAACAATGCCATATTCAGTTTGAGTTAGATCTTCTAACTTCCAGTTAGTCATAACTCCACTACCTATAAGGTTGTCCTTACGCCAATTTGAATTTAGTGCAATATACAAACTTAGCAAGTGTGGAATTAAATCTCTACTAACACCACCAAATGCCAATTCTTTTGTGGTAAACCATGTTCCTGGATTGGGCACACGATCTTTATTGAGCCATAATAGATCTACTGACTCTGCATTATTGGCTAGATTTTTTAATTCGTCAATATTACTACGCCACATGTTGTTTTTAACCATCATGAAACGTGTATATGGATAGTCTAAACACAGTTGCCTCCATGCATCTGCTGTTGCTAGTCCAGGCTTTTCAATAAAAACAATCTTACTAAATGATGCTACTTTTCTTGCAATTTTAACATGAGTAAAATTTGGAGTACAAATATGTACAGTATCAAATCTAAAATGATCTGCAATCGCCTTATCCACATCTAAATAATCTGCATCTTTAGCAGGATCGGAATCCACAGTAATAATTGTATGCCCAAGATTTTTCAATACAGTGGCATACAAGTTACCAATTCCCATTCCTACAATAAGGCTAGTTTTCATATATCAGTTTCCAAATCGTCCAGTTTGCTTTCGTCTAATTCTGGCATTGCAAACACAGGTGATACAGATTTATCCAATGCCACTTCGTCAGATTCAAATAAATTATCAAACGTGTTTACTACCGGTCCGCCGCGCAATCTTCCACCATCCATACTACGCAAGAAGTTTGATGCTTGATCAATCATTGCAAATGCTTCGTCTTTAGTTTTTGTTTCAAAAAGTTCTTCAACAAATCTATCAAAGTACAAGATGTTACGTGGCACCCAAAAGCCTGGCTCGTCGCTGGACGCATCTTTACTGGATAACTTCTTCCAGTATCTCCAATCAGGTTTTAGTTTGGCACGTTCAATATCCATTAATTGATTAGCACGTTGTACACCAATAATGTGTTGATATACGTTATGTGCCATATACAATGCATAGCTAAAACTATCCCACGATGTTTTGCCTTCTTTGCCAATCTTGTTTAACATTCCTGGTTTGTAATAACAAACATCGTTCATTGTTAACCTGCGGCCAATTTCGCTTTCAAACGGGAATGGTATGTCAGATTCGGCAAGGGCTTTGTTATCTGGGGCTTTTTCCATAATAACACTCCACCTTTTTGTTGAGTGTTGAGGGTTGGAGTAGACAAGTCCGTATGCTGTTGCGACAAACGGTGAGGCGCAGTCAAAAGATATGGTAATGTTTTCATTGATATGTTTCCTAATTTGTCGTTGAATCGAAGTCAAGAAGCAGGCCCAATCTAGAGTAGCAGTACCCAAGAAGTGCATCCAGTCTTTACCAATAAGCATGCCGTCTTCTCTCATAGTCATGAGACGTTTGAGAGTAACATCCATCTTACACATATTAGCGCCGCCCATGGCCCAACCTTCTGCTTCTTTGCCAGCGTACTTGCCTTTGGGATCGCTAAATTCTTTGACACCATTATACCATTTTTCAGCAGTTTCCCAGTCACTGCCTTGTAGTACATTGAGCCATTTAGTCTGGCCCAATCGGTTATTTAGGAAATAATCGTTATTGTATTTTGTCTTATCCAGACAGTCTTCAAATGTTTTTAGTCCAGTTTTTGCTGTGTGATTTTCATCACATGCCCAAGTGGGAACGTCCAACATCATTGACCAATCAGCAGTACATTCAAGCCATTCTAAAATGCTTTGACGTGTCTTAGTTGCACTGGGTCCTTCAAAATTCAACCAGTCAAACTTAAGAACACCTTTACCAATTTGGAATCCTCCCGAGTCACCCAAGATCATAGTTTTACCACGATTGCGATCTTGTATCATTGACTCTTGCACCAAACTCTTTTGTAAGTCCAATTGTGCATGACCTGCAGAGTAAAGACCGTATTTGTAAGTAAAGTATCCTTGTTCTTCGTTCAAGAAGTTCATGCCTTCAATACCACGATCAAATCCTTTAGGAATTCGTTCTTTAGGAACGAACTCACCTAAACGTTGTTTGGCTACGTATGTTTGATAAAAAGTACTAATTGCTGGCAAATACACAGCATAGTCTTTTTGATAGTCGGATAAATTAATTTGATTTGACATGTTATCAGGCTACTGCTGGGACGATATATTTGTAAGTTGCGATACCGCTGTCTAACATGATCTGCATAGCACCGTCATTGCTGAAACTGATCGTTGCGTTGTTGGCATCTGCAATACGCAAAATTGCTAATACTGGAGCAACGGGCCATGTCCATGCTTTGGTAATCTTGCCAATAACACCTGTAGCAAATGTAAACTCACCACCGTGACTGGATTGATCACCAAATGTAAACACCAGCTTGTCACCATCAGTCTTGGCCAAAAATGTTACATGTTCTGTATTAGCACCTGCTTGGAATTGAAAACGCTGTACAGCACTAACAGTGGGATTGACTTCAACGTGCCAGTTAACACCACGGAATTTGACAGTCTTTAACTTTTCGTTGATAATGTCTTGATTCATGAAACGGTAATCATTCTTAAAGTCGCCGTCTTTGTTTTCAAAGTGAAGACCAATTGGAATAGTTTCGTTGTTACGAACGCCAGTCACTAGTTCAACTTTGGCGTCCTCTTGATATTCTTTACCTTCTACAAGATAACGAAGTTTTTCAAGTTGCGGCATACCAAATGTGCCTGCTAGTTCTGGGTAAGGTTGTGTAGTCTCTGCGTACATGATAACAGTTCGGTCATCTGCCATACTGTCAAATAATGTTTTATCTTCAGTTCCCGTAACTTTAACAGTGTTTAGAAACCCAAGTTTGTTTGTGTGAGCTACGATGTCTTTTAGTAAGTCTTGCATGATGTGATATCCTTTTTAATATTATATTTAGGTCGAGAGCGAAAGTCAATGAATTTTTTATTCAAAAGTAAACAAGTTGTGAAACGTATTAGTCTCGGTAGTGGACGCTAGATCCCACTCTAACACGCCAATAAGATTTTCAATTTTATTATTGATAATAGTGGATTCCATCTCGGCATGATCAAATGGAAGATCCTGGAACCACTTTGGTAATCTAAGTTCATCCACTGGATACGCAATTGAAGTATACCCCAATGGATTTGCTCGAACCTTACAAACAATAACTTTCATACCATCAACAATCTGTTGACTGTATTTGTCACCGTTCATACGCTTTAGAGTATTCCAATTAATGCTGGCTCGAACGTGTCCGGGCATGTTAGTTTTACCTGCCTTACGTTCTTTTTCTTGATACTCGGCAATGTTGTTGGCACGTTTTGGACTGCCCTTTTCCCAGCCAGGCCTAGATTTAAATTCAGTTCTAAATTCACTAATCCTTTCCAATACATCGGTTTCTTTAGCACCGTTAAGTACATCAGTTAAGATTTCTTCCAAGAACTTTTGCATGAATTCAGGAGTATCACTGCGTTTCAAATCCAATCCCATGGCCTTGATCTTGCCTGGCTTGCCATCCACATCGCTACGTTTGCCTTCTTTGTCATAATACAATACAGCATACCTTTTCTTAGTAATGAACAGGCCTTTGATAGCAACAATTTCACGACCAGCTTTGATTACTTCGCCACGACTTCTTGGACAGTGATGTGCGTCTAACATAAACTGCGGAAACGTTGAGTTCACTTCTTCGGCAATTGTATCATACAATTGAACAACACTGTCTTTGGTCCACGGGATTTCTTTTTTATCAATCTCTTTTCTTAATGAGCTATATGCGCTAAAATATGCACTGTCTGTGTCACCGTAGATAATACTTTTTCCTAGGTGATTATATTCACCAGTAATTACCTCATTGATTTTAGAAGCCATATGTCTTGCGATGCCACGGCCAGTAAGCGTGGTAGACTGACCAATACGATTATCTAAAAACCTACAACCAGCATTAAGTATAGCACCGTAAAGACTGTTAAGTAAAATCTTCTTAACCAACTGTCTCTTATCCCAATATTCTTCTTCAATTTTGTTCTCCGCTTTGATACTTTCTCTCAATTTGGCCTGCATCTCTTTACGTTCTTTGTACCACCGTGCCAGCAAGCCAGGAATGATACCTTCTTTCTCAGTGGTAAAGATTGTGCCATTTGCACTCAGCACCCAAGACTTACCACTATCAAAGATTAGTTCATAAACTTGTGCCCCACTCATTACACTGGTTTCACCGTTTTCCCAATCAATGATAATGTCTCGTGATTTGTCTTGATTCATAACAAGTTCATACTCGTTACTGCCAAACTTGCCTTCCCACGAACCTGCAAAACTGGCTCCTTTGGCCATTTTATCGTCAATTTCTGCTTTGGTATAATCCTGCCTTAACTGACCAATAATTGTTTCTGGCCCCATGTTGAGCGCACGAATAACTGATGGATACAGACTGTTAATGTCCATTGATCCGATATAATCATGCAGGCCTTTTTTGGGGTATGCAACATACGCACCAGCAGCCTGTGTACTGATATCGTCATTGCGTTTTGGTCTACTGGGCACAATCAATCCACGATGATGTGCTTCGTTTACAATTGCCTGTTCAGTAACAGCAACAGCACCCATGGTAGTTTGTAGTAATACAGTATTTTCATGTGCAATGGTAGATGCTAGATCAATAAATTTTAATTTTTTATCCAGCTTGTCCAACAATGCAGTATCTTGTCTGTTGTATTCAATAAACTTTTTAAAGTCATTGTTGTACAACTGATCTAGGGTTCCCTCGTATTGAGTTTTCTTTTCACCCAATTCTGCTTCACCAATCGCATCTAGACGATAGGTATGTCGCTCTTCATAGGTGTATTTGCGATACAGCTCAAGGCTATCAAGATGGACGCGACCAATAAGGTCATAAGTAACCGCGGCTTTTCCATATTTTTCGTATTCTCTTTTCTTAGGCATCTGACCCCATAGACATAATCTACGGGTATCTTCTTTGCTTAGTGCCTTGACAATCCTGTTTACAGTATACGGGATATCATATCCCTCACTGTTCCAGCCACTCAATACATCTGCATCTTCAATTAGATTGAGAAATGTATCCAACATTTCACCCTCAGTTTCAAACAATATTGTATTGGGAAATTCTTTGACCTGTTCTTCGGCCTGCGCCATCGTCAGTGTCTTGGGTGGTACGGCAAGACATACTAGCGTGTCCATCCATTGTAGGTGTACAGCAATCGCAGTAATTGGCATAAAAGCATCTTCGGGAGTGCTATAGCCACGTTCTGGATCAAAGTCCACCTCAATGTCAAAAAATGCTACGTTTAGTTTGGTAGCATCTTTACCTAGATAGTTTTCTTCTAGACAACGGAATACAGGGTTGATGTCACTTTCATATAACTTGTGACTGCTGTGAATTTTTTGTTCTTTGATGAATTCTTTCCAACCACGAGCAGTAACCTTGTTAAGGCTTTCTCCAAAGATTGATTTGAATTTACCCCTTTGATCAGGATAATAGAACATGTATTTTGCAGGATAATCTTGATAGATTCTGCCTTTCTTTGGATCACGTTCAACTACTTGAACAATGTCCTTTTCTCGATCCCATCGAGCATCTACATAACTCATAATTTTTCTCCTTGAGATTTTCGGCTCTCAAATACCAATGTAATCATTTGTGGCTGATTAAACCTTTATCAATATTATTTAACTCAACATACGTATCAATCCAATAGAATCGATACTTACTAACAGTATGTAGTTAACCAGCATGCCAAAAGATTTCCTAGTCCAACTAGCCCAAGCATACATAGCACAGCCAGTGATCCATATGGGATAAAGAGCAAGAAGCGGAGGGTTGGGTACGGTACACGCCATAGTAATGGAGCAACCAATACTAATAGCCCAAGCAAACAACTCAATAATAAAACGAATTCTATTAGATTTAAAGTCATCTCGTATCCAGTCAACTGTGGGCTTGAATAAATCTATAATCATTGATCTTCACGACGATTGGCATGACCGGAAATATCAACGATAGTTTCCAAATCATCGAATTCACGGAACACCGAATCCCATTGATCTTTTTGTGCAATGCGAATTGCTTTTTTAATAACACTGGGTTTTACTTCCAGTTCTTCTGCCACTGCTTTGATTGTTTCGTTCAAGCCTTCTGTGAGATCTTGAATCTCCTGCATAACTGTGACACCCTCTGCTACGATCTGTTTAATTTTTGCCTGCTCTGGCGCACCAAATGCTTTACTCATAAAAGTCTCCTTAATACAACTATTGTAACACACTATTTGACAAAGTCAACCATATATTTTATCAAGTTTTCTTGATTGCTCGATACTTGTCAATATCTGGAAATTCGGAAATATATTTCGCAATCATGCGTGTACCGGCCTCTGTAGTATGATTATATGTAAAATATTCTGGAAGTGATTTCCAAAGATTTTCTTTCTTTTTTAGCTGGTTTAACAAAAACAGTTCATCGGCATGATCTTTAACATAATTTGGAAACTTTGAAAATTCATACAAATTTCCTGCAAAATTTACATCATGATAAAAATAGCAATCTTTAAAACCAGGTACAATAATTTCAGTTGATGATTTATCAGTACATTTTAATCCTAAAGAAGATGCTAGGGTTTGATTAACTTTACTTACCCCACCGTGTAGCACAATTTCCACATTGTATTCTTTTTGTATAGTCACTAACATTGTATAAAAATCTTTAAGGATATAATTATTACAAATATTTCTTAGAGTAGTTGGTTGGTCAAGAACCAGAGGGTATGTTTTTGATTCAAATGTATTTCTATAGGTCCACTGCCATGGTTTAAACAAAGAACGCAACGGATCTGTTTGTAGCACAAACAATATATCTCCAGGATTGAACAACGATGTTGTTGCTTGAATTTTTTCAATAGTTAGAAAATTACTGGCAGCTCTTTCGCAAAAATTGGTAACTTCGATATTGTAAATTTCAGTCAAATTATCTGATAGGCTCTGACCAAAGAACACTTGTTCTCCAATACCATCTATATCCTTATAACTCCAGCCCCAACTGTCACCGTATATAGCAATCATGTTACCCTTCGTTTTTTTAACTATGCACATATTTATCTGTAAATACACATACGGAGATACAAATATGAACATAGACAAAGAACAATACCTTACCAATTTCTTTGGAAAAGAAAATTGGAAAACTGGCATGGGTAGCCTAGCAGAACACGAAGTAATAGCAAGTGAAATTTCAAATGATGAAGTTGTATTAGATGTTGGTTGCGGACATAACATGTTCAAGGGTAAGATTAAAAATCTTACTGCCATTGACAAATATAATACAGCCGCAGATGTTGTTGTTGATATGATGGAATTTGATGCATTAGACAACAGCTACGATGTAGTAATTGCATTGGGATCCACTAACTTTCATCCTTTTGAAAGTATTGAAGCACAAATTGACAAAGTAGTTAGATGGTGCAAACCTGGCGGCAGGATTTACATGCGAGCTAATCCCTGCATTAGTCAAAACAATACACCCGCAGTTGCTTACCCATGGACCTTGGTTGATATTTTTAATTTTACCAATAAGTACAACCTTGAAATTATCAAACCCATCACGGTAACACCGCACACAAGGATAATTTGGACATGGAAAAAGCCCCTATAAAACGAATATTTTTAACTGGAGGTCCTGGTAGTACGTGGGGTCGTGTGGATAAATGCCTACGCGGCACTTTGGATAATGTAGACAACACAGATATTGTTCCTCACAGATTGCACTCGTCGGGTAAAACAGAAAAAAGTTACAACCACATGGGTGCGTTTTACAATCCTGGTAATGAATTTGGAAATTGGATTTTGGATTTTGCAAAATACTCCAAACAAGAAATCGTAGACATGCTGGATCATGTGTACAACGAAGAAGAAAATTCTTGGGTATTAACCGAACTAGGCGCACCATGGATGGGAAAGACAGGTGATAAGTCTATCCGTATACATAAGAGTCATTACTTTGCCTACCATCTAGACAAAATACAAGAACTGTTTCCAGACGATGCTATTGTATTGACTTGGCAAGAAGACCATAAATGTTTTGTTTGGTGGGAACACACTGGTGGGTTTGGATTAGAGTATGATGCATATTTTTATTATGATAGCAATTATGAAGATATTTGGAATCAATGTAGATGGCAAAATGCCGGTATTGAAAGATTTGCATATGAGCGTAAATTAGAGCCTGGAATTTTTAACATGGATTGGGTTAACAAACAGTTTGGCGGTGTTAGCCCAATCACAGACATGGTGCAAGATTATACAAACAAAGATGGCGTGCCACGTTTACATATTCCCCCAGGCGGACAAAAAGGCCTTAATAACACCACAAGAGTTTATTGTTTAAATCCTTGGATATAAAATGAATGTATTGATATTGACCCCAGATAGGGTAGGGTCTACATTATTACAGCGCCTGTTAACTATCTATATGTTGCGTAAAGGTTTTGACAGGCCTGTAATCAACTTGCACGAGCTTACCAACGGCTTAACCAAATACTACAATACAGATTTAAATCAAGAAATGCTGGCCAAACCAGATGGACCAGACCGGGGATATTATCAAACACTGCCAGACATAATTGAGTTGTTGTCCAGCGTTGATCATTACAAAACCAGTAGATTGGCACAATATCATATTGTTAATAGAAATGATCCTATCAGAGAACAGTTAAAATTTTATGAATATTTGAACGAATCTTTTTATATTATCAGTTGTCGTAGAGAAAACTTATTAGAACATGCGTTGAGTTGGATCATAAAAACTCATAGCAAACGCCTAAATGTCTACAGCGCCAGTGAAAAAATCGATGCGTTTTATGACTTGTATAAGAATGGAATAACAGCCAATAAGGAATCATTAGTAACCTATTTGGATAGATATGTGCATTATTTAAATTGGGTCACCAGGCACTTTCATGTACAAAGTTATTTTAATTATGAACAGGACGTTCCGCGCATAGAAGATTATATTTTAAATTTAGATTTCATGCAAGGTACTGACACATGGGAAGATATGTTTGGTCAATCTTTTAACAATTATAATCAGTGTCATGCATTGTTACCCAACCTAGTGTTGTCCAATGAGGATTATCAAGGTAAATTAAATGTTCCTCTATTAGGGCATAGTTTACCCAGTGCAGTGCCTGCAACAATTCAAGTTAGTTCAGAAGTTAGTGTGTTTTTAGAACGTAATTTAGAAACATATAAATCTACCAATAATAAAATTGCAGATTTGGTAGACAAGGGATTTCTAGTAACGGGGTTACCACTTAAATTGCAAACACTTTCAGAGAAACGTAAAATTGTTAGAAACTTTGATCAGTGCGATAAGTGGTACAATGATTGGCTGAGAAATGCTAAATTTATTTCTTAGCTCTGCCGGCCTTCATGTTGGCTAGCCAATGTGCCATACGTTGCTTTTCTCCGCTACTGTGTTTGGCAGTTTTACGCAAACTACTGACACTGGCCTTGGTATTGACACCACTACGCTTGGCAAGACCTTTACGTCCAGGATTCCGACCATCGGCAAAATTCTCTGCTACATCCTGCTGACCTTCCACAGTAAGCCTGTCTAATGCTATTGGATTTAATACAACATTCGGTTTCAAGCCTTTGGTGTTAGCATAGGCCACATACACTTG